GAAATAGGATTTTTATATCCTTCGAGCGATACCACGCAAATTATATATATAAGTGCTCAATTTCCCCATTCTTGGAAAATAGGCTCAACCATTCATCCTCATGTTCATTGGAAACAAACTCAAAGCGGAAGTCCAGTGTTTAAGATGGATTATAAATGGTTTGATATTGGTGGGGCAGTTCCAAGCGCATTTACTACTTATACAATGTCAACAAGAGAAATGCCTTATACTAGTGGAAGCATAATGCAATTAAACTATGGGTCAGGAATTAGTGGAAGTAGTATTACGGGTGTTTCTTCTATGATGTTGATAAAACTATATCGTGATGATAACGCTTATACTGGAAATTGTGTTACATATCAGTACGACATTCATATTGAGAGGGACACACAAGGATCAAGAACAAAAGATAGCAAGTAAAACAAAATGATATAAAATAATCATTTCATTGGTTTTTATATAGGTAAATAGACAAAAAATGTATATTATTGTATATAAAATATCTATTTACCCTTGACAAAACTAAAATAGTGTGGTAGAATGTATTGAGATTTGAAATTCAGTCAAATCGAATATATCATACTACCCTTGACAAATTTGCAATAGTGTGGTAATATAATAGAGTATTCTCTGCTACTTTTGGCAGCATAGTGATACAAAGACATAACCTTGTTTGCCCTGTCGTCGGCAACGAAAATATAGGCGACTTTTTAAAATTTATAAACTTCATAAATTATTAAATTATGGTGTGGAAGCGATGAGTTGTAGTGTTGGGGATATGATCGCAAGATAATACCATCGGGTGACTACAGAGAACCGAGCCATGGTTTATGTTGTTCCTACTCGTTATGGAACTAAAAATAGATGAGTGTTGAAGGGGATTGCGACTCGCTATGCAATTAAAAGAAGGGCGAGTTCAAATTTTTGTATTATGATGGTAGGGATAACTTAAGGTTTCGACCGATTGTGAATACCTACCAAATGTATCTGTAGCTCAGAGGTAGAGCGCGTGTCTGAAGAACACGAGGGCGACATTTCGAAATTGTCTGGATACACAAGTTATAAATATCTGACGGTAGCTTAGTCCGGTTTAAAGTACGATATTTGGAATATCGGGATCGGTGATTCAAATTCACCTCGTCAGACTTCGTCTATATGACGATATTTTATTAAAAAAATAAATCAAAAATTATAATTATGGAGAAAAATATTGGAAGACAGAATTTTTAATGCTTGTATTGCCGAACAGAAAAAGAATAATGGTCAACCATTTTGGGAGAGACTAAATAAAGAATTAAATTACGGAAAAACTGGCGAAGCACTAAGAAATGATGTAAAAAATGAAAAAAGAAAAAGAGGTTTTTTCAATCCAAATAGTGACAACTATCAGGAACAAGAAGAATCATCTTCTTATAATCAAGGAAATGATTTTATAAATGTGGTTTGTGCTTCCAAACGTATGCTTTCAAAAGAAGATGTTATAAAACAATTTAATATTGACACAAATATTTGGGAAATTGAACGTTTTAAGGTTAAGACAAGCGAAGGCTATAGGAAAGATAGATCCGTAGAATGGCATGTAAAAGATGGAAGTGTCACTCAAGGAGACGTATCTGATTCAGGCAAAATGTTGGTGGTTCCGCTTTACCACATAGAAGTTCGACTGGTAAAAAAGAAACAAGAATGGTCTGAAGAAATTATCAAAAAACTTTTCGACAATTTGGAAAGTAAAAATTTTAATAAACTTAAATATAAGCCAGATTATGTTTCTAATGGTAAAGTTCTTTTCATCCCGTTCGCCGACCTCCATTATGGCATGATGGCAACCGAAAAAGTAACTGGAAACACATATAATATGACAGTCGCAGAAGATTTGGTAGAGAAGGCTATCTCTCAAATTCTTCAAAGAGTTAAAGGTCAGAAATATGAGAAGGTTGTTCTTTTACTTGGAAATGACTTTTTAAATTGTGATAATATTTTTGGAACAACGACTGCCGGGACTCCACAAGATAATGACAGTTCGTGGTTTGATATGATGGATGGAGCAGCAGAATTGGTTATAAAAATGGTTGAATCGTTTTTACCAATTGCGCCAGTTGAAGTTTATTCTATAAATTCGAATCATGATACTCACTCTTATTATGGTCTTTCTAAAGCTGTAGAGTTTTATTTTAAAGATGATAAAAATGTAAGTTTTGAAAATTCTCCAATAGCAAGAAAATATTTTTCTTTTGGAAAGAATTTAGTTGCGCTTTCTCATGACATGCCTGTAAAAAGAGCACTTGAAATTATTACTACTGAAGCAAAAGATAAGTGGAGTGATGCAACACACATGTATTGTATTTTAGCTCACTTACATTCTGCTATGAATTATGAAAAACAGGGGTATCTTGAGATATATAGATTACCTACTATTTCTGGTTGGTCTCGATGGACTAATGAAAAAGGATATCAACAAACAGAAAAAAGAACGCAATGTTTTGTTTTTGATAAAGAAAATGGTATTACAGATATTATGAATATTGTGGTTATGTAGTTTTGTAATTATACCTAGAGAGTATCCGATGTAATACAAAATATTGTGTTTCGGAGGTTTCTTATATGTATTCTGGCATGACTGAACTTATTTACAATGACGAAGAAATTGCTAAATTTTATGAAGGCAAATATCAGCAGAATTTTTACATAAACCAATATATAATATTAAAAAATGAAAAAGGCGATATAATAGACAAGGGAAAATGGACTGAAAATGGATTTACAAAATTAAAATATTCAAAAATGAATAATTTAATGTTTGGTAAATTTAATCCAAGAAATCCAGAACAGGAATGTGCGTTTGATTTGCTTCAAAATAATTCTTGCACTGGAAAATTATTAGTTGGTGGATTTGGTAGTGGAAAAACAATGATTTCTTTAGTACATGCTATGGATTTTATTTCTGGAAGAAATCCAAAATATGATAGGCTTGTATATTTAAGAAATAATGTTCCAACAAAAAACACAATGGAAATTGGAGCGTTACCATCAGATCTTAATGCTAAAATTAAACCTTGGGCTATGCCAATTGCAGATATATTGGGAGAAGAAACACAATTAGATTTATTAATTGAAAAAGGAAAGATTAAATTAGATCACATTGGGTTTATTAGAGGAAGATCTTATATAAATTCTATAATCATGGTATCAGAAGCACAAAATTTGACAAGAGAACTTGCTGGACTTATAGTAAGTCGTGTTGGAGAGGGTTCTATTCTTATTGTTGAAGGTGATATAAATCAATGTGATAAATATACATTTGAAAAAGATAGTGGGATTTATGCCATGGCTGAAGCCCTCAAGGGGGATATGGAATTTGGTATGGTCACGTTGAAAAAGAATGAAAGAAGTAGGTTCGCTTCTTTATCGGATAAAATTATATTAATACAATAAAATCCAACTTTAATTGGGTTTTAAGAAATTTAAATTTATATATTAGTTTTTAGATAGGCTGATACCAGTGAGATATCAGCCTAATTTTAAAATAAGATGGGATAGGAATGCCTCATGAACATTCCGATAAGTGAAACTCCTCATTTCTCATCTTCTATTATTTTGGAGTTAAGGAGAGATTGCAATGAAACAAAAAATTTTTAGTGGAATTTATCAAATAAGAAATTTAGTTAATGATCATTCATATGTTGGACAAAGCGCAAATTTAAAAAGAAGAGAAACACGTCATTTTAGTGAGTTGCGAAATGATAAACATGATAATATTTATTTACAAAGAGCATTTAACAAATATGGCGAAGAAAATTTTAAATTTGAAATATTATTATATTGTGAAATAGATCAATTAACTTATTATGAGCAAAATTTTGTCAACATATTAAATCCAGAATATAATATTTGTAGAGAGTGTGTTGACAGTAATAAAGGAACAACTTGGACGGACGAATCAAAACAGAAATTGTCTAATTCTATAAAAGGGGAAAAGAATTGTAATTATGGAAAGAAAATGTCTGATGAACAACGAGCTAAAATTTCATTGGCAAAAAGTGGAGAAAATAATCACAATTTTGGGAAACATTTTTCAGAAGACCATAGAAGAAAAATTTCTGAAGCATTATTGGGAGAAAACCATCCAATGTATGGAAAACATTTATCTGATGAACAAAAGAAAAAACAATCAGATGCCACAAAGGGAGAAAAGAATTTTATGTTTGGAAAACATCACAGTGAAGAAACAAACAAAAAAATTTCCGAAAGTAAAATGGGGTCAAAGTATAGTGAAGAAACTAAGGCGAGAATGAGAGATTCTCAAAAAGCTAGAAGAGAAAGAGAGATGAGAAATAAAAATAAAGACGATGAATAATTTATTTTTATTTTTTAAATAATATGGCTATTAGCAAAAGAAAAAGTAAAACCGTAATTAGTAAAACAAATATAGATGTTGAAACTATTTATTGTAGAAAATGTATGCAATATAAAAAGCCTACAGACTTCTATATAGCAACAGATTTTTTTTTAGATGCAAATGGTTTTTATTCAATTTGTAAAATATGTTGTCAAGAAATTTATAACGGATTTTATTTAAGTGAAAAGTCTATTGAGAGAGCATTATTAAAAACTTGTAGGTTATTAAATTTAAAATACGATCAAAAGGCTATAGATGCTGCAAAACAGCATATGAACACCCAAGAGATAAATGGGGTTAATGCTGATAATTTCTTTGGAAGATATAAGTCAAAATTATTAATATCTACAGATACGTGTATTCAATCTGATAGAAGTAATGTTGATTTGACCTTTTATGAACCATCAGAAATTCCAGATCCAATTAATCCTTTAGATGATCATGAAAAAAATGCAGTTGAACTTAAACAATTTTGGGGAGATAAGTTTGAAAGAGAAGAATATGATTGGCTTGAAACTGAATATTCAAATTGGAAAGCAACTAATCCCCCTGCCAATAGAAATGAAGAAACAATTCTAAAACTGGTTGTTTTAAAAATATTATCTATTCGTAAGGAAATTAATTTGGGTAAAGACACAAGTAAATTAGAAGAGGGGCTTACCAAATTAATGAATGCTGGTGCTCTTAATCCAGTTCAAGCAAATGCTGCCAGTCAAGGTAAAATAAAAGATAGTTTGGGAATGTGGATTAAAGATATAGAAAAATATCAACCTGCCGAATGGTGGAAAGATAATTCTATATATAAAGATATAGATAATGTCGCAGAATATTGGAAAACTCATATTCTTAGACCATTCTTAAATTTTTGGGGAGTTCAAAAAGATTTCAGTTTTGAGGGTGCTGTAGAAACATTTATTGATGAGGATGAAGTGTCAGAAGAAAAGTCTCAGAGCGAGGTATAATGGCATCTCATAAAAATTTTCAAAACAAATATATTAAAGATGCAAAAAGCGATGATATTTTTATAAAGCCAAAAGAAATGACTTTATCTAAGCAAATGGATGAAGACAGAAAAAATAGGCTTATAGACTGGGTTACTTTTTACAGACGCAATATACAATACTTTGTTAAGCATTATTTGGGAATAAAATTACATTTATATCAGTCTATTTGGATATATTTAATGGCAACAAGCGATTCTTTTGTTGCTATATGTAGTAGGGCAGTTGGTAAGTCATGGCTTTTAGCTGTATTTGCTTGCTCTAAAGCAATATTATATCCAAAATCGGAGATAGTGATCTGTAGTAGTACCAAAGAACAAGCCGGAATCATTGTGGCCGATAAAATTACTAGTTTGATGGCAGATAGCCCAAATTTATCTAGAGAAATAAGCAATATTACCACAAACGCTAATAAATGGCAAGTAGATTTTCACAATGGAAGTATTATTAAAGTTGTTGCGGCAAGAGATTCTAGCCGTGGAAGAAGATCAACATTTACGATCTATGAAGAGTTTCGTCTAATTGACAAATCTGTTGTAGATTCTGTAATTAGACCATTTTCATATATTCGTCAAGCAGAATATTTGTCTCTTCCAGAATATGAAAATGAAGATTCTTTAATTGAAGAGCCAAAAGAAGTTTTTATTTCTTCTGCGTATCATAAAGGATTATGGTGGTATGACGAAACTAAGAAAAATTTAAAAGACATGTTGGCTGGTAAAAACTCAATGGTAATGTGCTTGGATTATAGTCTAAGCCTTCTTCATAGAATAAAAACTTCTGCTAGAATTAGACAAGAAAAGTCTAAAATGGATGAAATTACTGCTCTTGAAGAATATGACAATATTCCATGGGGTGAAAATGCTAATGCATATTTTAGGCTTAGTATGTTTGAAAAGCTTAGAAATATAGAAAAAGCTTTTTATCCACAAACAATGATTGATTATGATCCAAAAAAAAATCCTCATGATGTTGTAAAGAAGAAAGAGGATGGGGAACTTAGAATTATTAGTTGCGATATAGCTAGTCGTGGTGGTAGCAAAAATGATCTTTCTGTAACAAGTTGTTTTAGACTTTTACCAACAAGAAAAGGCTATATGCGTGAAGTTGTATATATTGAGTCTTTTTCTGGAGAAAACACTATTTCTCAAGCCATTCGCATCAAACAACTATGGAAAGATTTTTTGGCAGATATAATTGTTCTTGATGTTCAAAATATTGGCAATTCTGTTTATGAACAATTAGGAATTGTTACAAAAGATACTGAAAGAGGTGAAGAATATCCAGCCATGACAGTAATGCAACATGATACCATAGATCAAAAAGAATATGATGAACTTATTAGACATACAACGTCGTTAAATGCTTTACCAATAATTTATCCCATTAGCGCAACAGCTAAATTAAATTCTCAAATAGCTGTCGAAATGAGAGACAAATTACAAAGAAAATTATTTTCTTTTCTTATTAGTGATACTGATGCAGAAACATATTTGATAAAATCAAATAAAGAATTTGCTAATCCTCAAACAGATTCTGATATTAGAGCTAGAATAATTTCGCCATACGTACAGACTAACTTTCTAATTAATGAATCAATTAATTTGGAAATGACAATGGTTATGGGAAATGTAAAGCTGGATATACCAACATCTACAGCAAGGAAAGACAGGTTCTCATCTGTAAGCTATGGCAATTATTTTGTTAGTTTGTTGGATAAAGATTTATTGCAAGAAGAAGATAATAATTCATCAGATTTTGATATATTAATAGGATTAACTCAAGGTTTTTAAAATAACCTTAAATCTTTAGAATAATATCTATAATATTTATAATATCTATAATATACTTATTCTAAAAGAAAAGGAGGAATAATTGGCAAGACCAAAAAAAGAAATCGCAACAGAAGAAGTTTCTGAACAGGAAATTTGGGACATATTGACCTACGCAAAAGAATTAGGCTATAATAACTCAATTCTTACACCAATACTCATTAATCAACGCCTTAAAGATATTACATTAACAAATGTATCTCCAGATGAAACAACATTAAATGCGGCTATGGCAGATCCAAAAGATAACGAAATAGCTCTTTTGGAATTTTCACAAGATTTTCAAATTAAGTCACAAGTTTATCGTAAACTTCTTTCTTTTCTTTCAAATATGCTTTCGTTCGATCTTACATATGAATGTACAAATGCTTCCTTTAAAGATTTTAAATCAAAAGAATATAAAGAAGATCTTGATATTTTTAAGAAATTTGTAGATTCGTTTAACTATAGAGAGCAATTTTCTTCTGTAGTGGGAGAACTCTTGCGGAATGAGGCGGCCTTTTATTGTAAAAGAGTAGACCCGGCAACTGGCAAAATAGTATTACAAGAATTGCCTGCATCCCCTCAATGGACTTATATTAATGGGCATAGTGCGTATGGTTTAGCGTTTGATCTGAATATGTTCTGGTTCATTCAACCCGGCGTTGACCTAAAAATGTATCCCAAATTTTTTGTAGATAAATATAGGGAATTTTGGGGAGAAGGATCTTCTAAAAACTATATTCCATCTTCTCCATTTAATACAAGAGATTCTAACTGGGTTTACTGGCAGCAGATTCCCTCTGATGTAGGGTGGTGTTTCAAATTCGATCCAACTATTGCTACTCGTGTTCCTCATTTTGCAGGACTGTTTTTAGATTTGATACAACAGCCAGTTATGAGGGCATTACAAAAAAATATTAATATTTCTGCTGCGAAAAAGATGATTGTTGGTGAAGTTGGATTACTCAAAGACGCTGCTGCAAAAGTTAAAGATCAATTTTCTATTAATCCAGATACGCTTGGAAAGTTTTTAGCAGTAGTTCAAGCAGCGGTAGGGGAAAGTTTAAAAGTAGCAGCTGCTCCATTAAACAATATGCAAGCAATTGAATTCACAAGTGAAAACGAATTGTATGCTAAATATTTAAATACGGCTCTTGCTACGTCTGGTGTAAATACTAATTTAATTTTTACTTCAGATGTTAAACAGAATGTTGAAGAAACAAGATTGAGTTTGAATGTAGATGAACAAGAGATGTATAGATTATATCCTCAATTTGAAAATTTTATGGATTATCACATCAACAAATTAACAAAAAAATATAAATTTAAAACTCATTTTGATGGAACAAAATTTTATAATAATAGAGAACAAAGATTTGAAAAAGCTATGTCTCTAACTGAAAAAGGAATTGTTTTACCAAACCTTATTGCTTCTTCTTTGGGAATGAATGTTTTTGAATTACAAAGACAAATGGATGAGGCTAGAGCAAATGGATTTATAGATACATTAACTCCTGTAATTTCTTCTGCTCAAATGTCAGGGGATGCAAAGGCTGGTAGACCAAGTAAATCTGACAGTGAATTGTCTGATTCCGGTTCTGAAACACAGGGGGCGGGAAGTAACTTGGTACGTGGTGGGAAACGATAAAATAAATAAAACACACAACATTCTAACCCGATAAAATTACTCTTTTATCGGGTTTTATTATAATATAAAATAAAAGGAGATATATATTAATTAATATAATATAAATAATATATCAATAAAATCAACGTTTTATTTGGTTTAGAAACTAAACAATATAAATAATTATTAAGGAGGTAACTATATGACTCATGGTGGTTTTGGAAGAATACAATCTCCTCCTGATTTAAGAGATTATGATTTAAAAACATTTATACATAAAACGGTGGAATCTGAACAAAAAATTGAACAGAATTGGAAATTTGTTGGGAAAGCATTAGATCAAGGTGAATTTGGACACTGCGTCGGATTTTCTATGGCTGATTTTGGCATAAACTATCCTACTCCAACAAAATATACAAATAAAGATGGGCATAACTTTTATTATCTTTGTAAGATAAAAGATGGTCAACCTAAAATGGAAAATGGCAGCGACATTCGTACTGCCGCAAAAGTATTAGTAGACCTAAATGTAATTCAAGGTTATGCTTGGGCGAAAACAATCGAAGACGTTAAATGGTGGCTTTTGAATAAAGGCCCACTTATAGTAGGAACTGATTGGACAGAAGGAATGGATACGCCTGATGAAAATAATATTATACATCTTACTGGTAAAATATTAGGTGGTCATGCTTATTTAATAAATGAATGGACTAAAGACAATCTTATTGGTATACAAAATTCGTGGGATGGTCGATGGGGCAAAAATGGAAAAGCATATATTTCGTCTAAAGATTTTGAAAAATTATTGAAACGTTGGGGCGGAGAAGCACTTACTGCTGTAGAAATAGATAAAAATAATACTCAAATTCCAAGTGCTGATCCTAATGCTAAGTTTAATCTTATTGCTTTTATACAATTTATTGGATCGATACTTGGAAAACTTTTTGATAAAAATAAATAATCAACATTTTATATGTAACGGATAATGATTTTATTATCAATAATCTGGCTCCGCATATAAAATACAAACAATTTTTCTATGGAGGAAAATAAAATGACTTTAGGTTCTGGATCACAAATTTCAACAGCTACAAAAAACAAATTAAATAAAATGAATCGTGCCGCACAAGAAGCTGGTTTGGGAACAATAGTACAAAATGTTGCTTCTATTCGATGTGGCAGTGCCGTTGTTGGTAATACTGAAATTAGTGCTAGTAAAGTTACTATCGTCCCCGGATTAAGTACTATTACTGGTTATCAGGCACAGGTATTTCGTTCTGGTAGTTTTATTTCTGCCTCTGGTATTAATGCTTATATATCCGGTTCTAAATTGATTGTTGGTGCTAGACCTGTTGCTGGTTCATGGGTACTTGCCACATCGGATTATGTTAACTGGTTAGCTTTCTAGTGTGAAAATAAAATTAGGGAAAGGAGGATAATTAGTGAAACTTTCTCAAAATTTAAATGATGCAATTTGTCAACAAATAATAATTGAACTTGGTAATCAAAACAAATATATGCAAATTCAATCTTTATTTGAAGATATGCAATTGAAAAACCTTTCTAAATTTTTCAAGGAACAATCTGCCGGAGAAAATAGCCATGCGAATCTTTTTATGGATCATCTGAATGATAGGAATGGAGGAAAAGTTACCATTGGAGAAGTAAACGCTCCTATGATTAATTTTTCTGATATAAATTCTATTGCTGATTTTTATGTATTGACAGAACAGCAGACCACAGAAAGTATCGAATCTTTATATAATCTTGCTTTTGAAGAAGGGTCTTATATTGATTTAGATTTCTTACAATCTATGCTAAAAGAGCAGGTTGAAGAAGAAGATACATCTCAACGGGTAGCGATGAATCTTAAAATGACTAAAGATCTTGTTTTTTTTGATGCGACATTTGAGGGATAATGTATATTATAAACCCAGACAAAATTAGCAACAAAGTAAAATGTAATAAGATGGTGGCACAATATTTCTTAGAAAGAAATGTGCCACTACTTTCAATATATAAAATAACTATTACTTTGCTAATACAGAATTGTTTAAAGAGATTCTATCTTTTTCTCCATTTTGGATTAAATGGATGATAAAGAAATAATTAAATAAGTCAGGATATTAAAATGGAAAATAAATTTTTTTATTGTTATTCTAAACGGCTTAAGGGGTTTATTGAATCTAATGGCATACGATTTGAATCGAAGGGTCTTCATCCAATAAGCAAAAGACCCTTTTATTTATATATTATAACTAAAGAATTAGATGGAGTTTTAAAGAGATGGAACGAATATAAAAAATTATTTAGTAAAATCTAAATAAAATTATTGAAATGGAGAAATAATGATGCATACTTATAATTATATTTTTG